TAAGGTAAACTTGAAAGATGTGTACTATCAGGTTAGAATGTGGGACACATTGATATACAATTTTTTAAAGGAGAGAAACGTTGTCGTACCCCCCGCAAAGAGATCAAACAAAGATGAGAAATACGCAGGAGCATACGTCAAAGAACCGATACCTGGAAAGTATGAGTGGGTGGTGTCTTTTGATCTTAACTCTCTGTACCCTCATCTCATTATGCAATATAATATTTCCCCAGAGACGCTCTGGGAATCCCGCCATCCCTCTGCTAATGTTGAGAGACTCCTCAATAAAACAGACAAGATAGATCCACAGTTTGCTACGTGTGCTAATGGTGCTCAGTATCGTAAGGACATCCATGGTTTCTTACCAGAGATGATGCAGAAGATATACGATGAACGTGTACAAAGTAAGAAGCTTATGCTCATGGCAAAGCAGGAGTATGAGAAGACACCTACTACAGATCTAGAGAAGAGTATCAGTAAGTATAATAATATACAGATGGCACGTAAGATCCAACTTAACTCTGCCTATGGTGCTATCGGTAATCAGTATTTTAGATATTATAATCTGAGAAATGCTGAAGCAATTACATTGTCAGGTCAAGTATCAATTCGTTGGATTGAGAACAAAGTAAATGGGTACTTGAATAAACTGTTAAATAGTAATGAAAAAGATTATGTTATCGCTAGTGATACAGATAGTATCTACATCTCTTTGGATGATTTAGTTACTAAAGTTTATGGTGATAAGGAAGTAAGTCAAGAGAAGGTAGTTGATTTTCTTGATAAGGCATGTAAGGAAAAAATAGAACCCTTCATTGATAGATCGTACACTGAGTTGGCAGAGTACACTAATGCTTATGAACAGAAGATGTTTATGAAGCGAGAGAACATTGCTGCTAGAGGTATCTGGACTGCTAAGAAAAGATACATCCTCAACGTGTGGGACAGTGAAGGTGTCAGATACAATCAACCAAAGCTGAAGATGATGGGTATCGAGGCAGTCAAGTCCTCTACTCCGATGCCTTGTCGTAAAGCTATTAAGGACGCACTAAACATAATGATGACTGGTGAGCAGGATGAACTCATAAAGTTTATAGATGGCTTTAAGAAAGAGTTCTACTCTCTACCACCAGAAGACATTGCATTTCCGAGGTCGGTCAATGGACTACGCAAATTCAAATCAGACACAGACGTGTATTCAAAGGGATGCCCGTTACATGTTCGTGGATCTCTCCTGTATAATTTTTATGTCTCTCAAAAGAAACTGGAGAACAAGTACCCTCTCATTCAAGAAGGAGAAAAGATAAAATATATCTACATGAAAGTAGGTCGCACAAATTATACTGGAGAGAACGTACTATCATTCCTCAACACATTTCCGAGGGAACTTGGACTAGAGGAATGTATTGATCACAAGATCAGTTTTAAAAAATCTTTTCTTGATCCTTTACAAATCATCACTAATGTGATAGGATGGGATACAGAGAAGAAATCATCGCTTGAGTTTTTATTTACATGAGTTTTTTGAAAGATGTCGTTAAAGAAATAGGTAACGACTACGCAGGAATATTAGCGGACGGATCAGTAGGAGATATAGGAGGGTATGTAGATACTGGTTCTTATATTTTTAACGCACTGGTCAGTGGTAGTATTACAGGTGGTATCCCTTCTAATAAGATCACTGCTATCGCAGGAGAATCATCTACAGGTAAGACATTCTTTTGTCTTGGTATTGTAGAAAACTTTTTACGAGAGAACAAGGACGCAGGAGTTATATACTTTGAATCTGAAGCTGCTATCAGCAAACAGATGATGGAAGATCGTAACGTTGATACCACACGTATGATGCTCGTACCTGTCACTACAGTACAGGAGTTTCGTACACAGGCAATCAGAATATTAGACAAATATTTAGAACAACCAGAGAAAGATCGCAAACCCTTAATGTTTGTTTTAGATTCTCTTGGTATGCTGTCAACAAGTAAAGAGTTACAAGACTCTGCCGAGGGTAAAGACACACGTGACATGACTAGAGCACAGGTAGTCAAGGCAATATTCAGAATACTCACACTGAAGTTGGGTAAAGCGAACGTACCTATGCTTGTGACTAATCATACATATGATGTGGTTGGTGCTTATGTACCTACCAAAGAAATGGGTGGAGGTAGTGGACTCAAGTATGCTGCTTCTACAATCATATACCTTACTAAGTCTAAAGAGAAAGATGGTAAGGAAGTGATAGGTAATATTATTAAAGCAAAGACTGCTAAGAGCAGACTATCAAAGGAGAATGCAAGTGTTAGTATCAGACTATACTATGATGAACGTGGACTTGACAAATATTACGGGCTACTGGAACTGGGTGAGAAGTATGGAGTTTTTGAACGTAAGGGAAACCGTGTTGTTGTTGGGGAGTCTAGCGTCTATCCTTCTGCTATTCTCAAGGATCCTGACAAATACTTCACAGGAGAAGTGATGGAGAAATTAGATTGGGCAGCAGGACAGGAGTTTAAATACGGATCATGAAAGTAGAAGCATTCCCCACTCTCCTCTACAGATACCACATAGATGATAACGATGCTATCAAAGCAAGAGTAGAAGAATATTATAAAGATAATAAATTTCAAACTGACGTACCTGATCAGTGGAACTGTGACCTGTTTACATCCTATGGGTCAGGCAAGTTTCCTATTGGAGAATGTCTAGACGCATTCACACCTACATTAGATGAGTTCCAGACAGAAGCACAATGTTATGGTAGTATGATCTTGACAGATCTATGGATGAATGTCTACGAGACTAAACACTGGCAAGAGAAACACATCCATTCACCAGGTCAATGGTCTGGTGTATACTATGTTCACTTCGATCCAAATGAACATAAAGCAACTAACTTTCATCATCCATTAGAGACATTACTTGCTTCTAATGGTATGATTAATAGCAAGGCGAATGTCATTACACCTTGGGTACAAGAGGGTGATATGATTATCTTCCCATCATGGTTAGAGCATGCTGCTCCCATGAACAAGTCCTCTAAGATGAGGTCTACTATATCATTTAATTTTTTTATTGAAGAGGAAGTCTATGAAGGTGGAGACACTGATACTGAAGAACTTACTGTTAACTGAGGAGTATCCTCGGAGAGTACTTCCGTTTGTCAAGCAAGAATATTTTGAAGATAGAACAGATCAAATACTGTTCGACCTTACTCATAAATACTTCGTAAAGTATTCTGCTGTTCCAACAGTTGAAGCCCTTACCATTGAAGTAGGGAAGATCCCTTCACTTAGTGATGATCAGTTCAAGCAGATTACCCAAACATTAGAGTCGTTTGATAAAGAGATAACAGAACTAGAATGGTTATTGGATACTACTGAGAAGTGGTGCCAAGACCGTGCGATTTATCTTGCCTTGATGGAATCAATCAAGATAGCAGATGGTTCTGATGATAAGAAAAGTGCTGATGCTATACCAAGTATACTATCGGATGCTCTTGGGGTGTCGTTTGATAATCATATAGGACACGATTACATAGATGACTACGAAGAAAGATACGACAGTTATCACAGAGTTGAAACCAAAGTACCCTTTGATCTCGACTTCTTTAATAAAATTACAAAAGGTGGGTTACCTAATAAGACTCTTAACATCGCACTGGCTGGTACAGGTGTCGGGAAGTCTCTATTCATGTGCCACGTCGCTAGCTCCGTGTTGCTCCAAGGACGGAACGTTCTCTACATTACAATGGAGATGGCAGAGGAGAAAATTGCTGAACGAATTGACGCAAACCTCCTCAACGTAGACATACAGACACTAGCACAGTTACCTAAGATAATGTTTGAGAATAAGATCACAGACTTATCTAAGAAGACACAAGGTAAACTCATAGTAAAAGAGTACCCCACTGCGTCAGCACATGCGGGTCACTTCCGAGCACTCTTAAATGATCTGGCACTGAAGAAAGCTTTCCGTCCAGAGATCATCTTCATAGACTATCTAAATATTTGTACATCGCAGAGGTTTAGAAATGCGTCGGTCAATTCATATACCATGGTTAAGTCGATTGCGGAAGAACTCCGTGGTCTTGCAGTTGAGTTTAATGTACCACTCGTCTCCGCTACTCAGACGACTCGTTCTGGCTATGGGAGTAGTGATGTTGATCTTACTGATACAAGTGAAAGTTTTGGGCTTCCCGCAACTGCTGATCTTATGTTTGCTCTTATTTCTACGGAGGAATTGGAGGAACAGAATCAGATAATGGTCAAACAACTAAAGAATAGATACTATGATCCCACTCTTAACAAGCGTTTTGTCGTAGGTATTGACAGAGCGAAGATGAGACTATATAATGTTGAACAGGAGGCACAGAATAACATCATGGACTCAGGTCAAGTTGTTCTGAACCAAGAGACAGTCAAAGCACTGACTCAATCCAAAGGTAAATTTAACGACTTTAAATTCTGATGAGGGATCAAGCGTCTGTAGGAGAAGAGACTCCTGCTATAAAATATGACAGAGCACTTGCTCTGTTCACTGAGTCAGTCCTAGCACCTGATCATCACCTCAGAGGTTGTGCTCACAATCAAGGTTGCTATGATGAACTGATGGAAATTAGAGAGCA